ATCAAGAATTAAGTTTAGGAAATGATCAAATAGCAACTCTTCCACAAAATTCTTTCGAAATGAGTTCTAAACTTGTAAGATTAAAATTAAATCAAGAAGTAACTGATGCAAACTTAAAAATAGGAACTACAATTTCTCAAAATGGAGTAAATGTTTCTGGGGATTATGTTGGATTTGCAGGAACTGCACTAGGAGAATTAAACATTATAAATGGAGGGATTGGATATCCAGGACCAGCAATTTACTTAGACCAACAATTAGTATCAGTAACTGGTTCAGGTTCAAATGCACTAGCCACAATAGAAATAGATTCTGATGGAGTTGCCATTGCAGCTTCAATAACTTCTGGAGGAAATGGATATGAAATTGGAGATGTTCTTACAGTAAATGCCTTAAGTGGAAATCCAGTAGGAAGAAATATAAGACTTTCAGTTTCTCAAGTTGGTAATATTAGAGAGCTTATAGTAGACAACGTGCAGGGAGATTTTATAGTAGGGTCTGCAAATAGTATCACATTTGCAGATACTTCAGGAAATGATCAGTTACTGAATGGAGTTGGAGCTAATGTAATAATAGAATCTGATGGGATAATAACCTTAAGTGATGGACTTAACGTAAAGGTAAATCACAAAAATCATGGAATGCATTCTCCTACAGATAGAGTAGAAATTTTAAATGTTAATAGTGACATAGATCCAACAAGTCTTTCTTTGGATTTGAATAAAAATTCTACTATAGAGATTGAAGTTTCTTCTTCCACAAACTATGAAACTTTCGAAAATTTGCCAGTTTCTGTTGCAAATCCTGGATATGTGAAAATTAATGGGGAAATCATTCAATACACTGGAACTGAAGTTGGAAAACTGACAGGAATAACTAGGGGAATTGATAGTACTCAAGTAGAATCACATTTTGTAGATGATTTAGTTCTCAAATATGAATTGAATGGGATTTCTTTAAGAAGAATTAACAAAATACATTCTTTGGAGGATGCTACAGTAAAAGATCCAATAGGTTTAGATTATTATACAATAAAGATTGACATGTCTTCTAATGGAGTAGATAGAACTGATGGCACTTCAAACCCGAAACTATATGTAAAAAGTTCAAAGTCTACTGGAGGAAGTTTTGCAAATGCAACTCAAAATATACAATATAGTTCTTTAAGACCTGTTGTACAGACACTAGCAATAACTGGCACCAATATTACGCCAACAATAAGAACAGTTTCAGGAAGAAGTATAGACGGTTTTGAACCTTCCTTTGAAGATAGAGGATTTGAACCTATTAACCTAGATTCAAATAATTATTTTGATTCCCCGAGAGCAATATTTTCTAAACTGAATGAAGAAACTGGACTTAACAATCTTCCTGGCAATAAGTCTATAAATTTAAACTTGGGATTGTTCAGTTCTGATTCATATGTTTCTCCAGTAGTTGATCTTGATAGAGTTGCATTAATTGCAACATCAAATAGGGCGAATAAAAGAATAGAAAACTATGCTACAGATAATAGAGTTTCAACTCTAAAATCGGATCCTTCATCTTTTGTGTATGCAACAAAAACTATTTCATTAGAAGTTCCAGCAACTTCTATAAAATTATTATGCACGGCATATGTAAATACTTTTAGTGATTTGAGAGCATTTTATGCAATACAAAATGATCCATATGAAGAGCCAATATATGTTCCTTTCCCAGGATTTAAAAATTTAAATAACTTAGGACAAACAATAGATGAATCATTATCAGATGGAACTCCAGATAGAAATGTCCCAAAAGTGGATTTCTTAACAGTAGATAGTCCTTTAAATATTTTTAAAGAGTATGAATTTACAGAAAATAATATAGAATCTTTTAGATATTTTAGTGTTAAGTTGATAGGAACTTCAACAAATCAGGCTTTTCCTCCAAGAGTTAAAGATTTAAGAGTTATTGCTGTTGCATAATGAAAAAGGTTAAAGATCATTCAAATTTAATAAGAGACGAAAAAACAAATGCTATTGTAAATACAAATCATTTAGAATATCAAAATTATTTAAATCTGAAACGAAGTAAAAAAAATGGCATTAAAAAAATAGAAGATATTGAAAATGAAATAAAGGAAATGAGAGATAACATAGATGAAATAAAATCTATGTTATCCACTTTAATGGACAATATTAAATCATAGATAGTATAAGAAAGTAATCACTAAAAAATAATGGCTCAACCATCATCCAGGCAAGAATTAATAGATTACTGTAAAAGGCAGTTAGGTCATCCGGTTTTGGAGATTAATGTTGCTGATGAGCAAATTGATGATCTTGTCGATGATGCAGTACAACTTTTTCAAGAAAGACATTTTGATGGAGTTATACAAACATATTTGAAATACAAATTGACGCAAGAAGATATTGATAGGGGAAGAGCGAAAAGTGGTGGTGTGGGAATTGCTACAACATCAGCAACATCTACACTAGGAGATCAATTCCAATATTTTGAAAATAGTAATTTTATTCAAGTTCCCGATCATATTATTGGAATAAACAAAGTTTTTAAATTTGGCGGAAGTAACAGCATTTCCAGCAATATGTTTAATATTGAGTATCAGCTTTTCTTGAACGATATTTATTATTGGAATTCTATTGATCTTTTAACATATTCAATGACAAAAACTTATCTTGAAGATATTAGTTTCTTATTAACTACAGATAAACAGATTAGATATAATAGACGCCAAGATAGATTGTATATGGATATTGACTGGGAAGAAGTCAATTCTGGGGACTATTTAATAATAGACTGTTATAGAGCATTAAATCCTACCACTTTTTCGGGAGTTTGGAACGATTCATTTTTAAAGAAGTATCTGACTTCACTCATTAAAAGGCAGTGGGGAATGAATTTGATTAAATTCCAAGGCGTTAAGCTTCCTGGAGGAATTGAATTTAATGGGCGACAGATATATGATGACGCTCAAAGAGAATTGGATGTTCTTATAGAAAGAATGTCATATGATAATGAAATTCCACCTTTAGATATGATTGGGTAATTAAAAATGCTAAATCCATTTTTTCTTCAGGGTTCTAGGGGAGAACAAAATCTTGTTCAAGATTTAATAAACGAACAAATTAGGATGTATGGCATTGAAATATATTATATGCCAAGAAAATATCTTACCACAAATACAGTAATAAGAGAAGTTATAGAATCTAAATTTGATGGAGCATATCCAATAGAAGCCTATGTATCTTCATATGACGGTTATGGTGGGCAGGGAACTTTACTTTCAAAATTCGGAATACAGGATATTGATGACTTAACTTTGGTAATTTCTAAGGAAAGATTTGAAAATTATATAAGTCCATTATTAGAAGATCTTCCAGGTGTTGAACTAACTACAAGACCAAAAGAAGGAGATTTAATTTATTTTCCTTTGGGGGATAGAGTTTTTGAAATAAAATATGTAGAACATGAGAGTCCATTTTATCAACTTCAAAAAAATTATGTTTATGAGTTGAGATGTGAACTCTTTAGATATGGCGATGAAATAGTAGATACTTCCTTTGATGAAGTTGACGACAATTTTGTAAATAATTCATACACCCAATCATTTACTATGATTGGTAGTGGAACAACAGCTACTGCTTCTATATCGAGTATATTAAATGGCGCAGTAAATCAAATTACAGTGACAAGCAGAGGCAATAGTTATACTTCAACTCCTACAGTAACTTTATCAAAATCTCCAGGAGTTACCGCTGTAGGAATAGCAACACTAATATCTGGACTTTTTGATTTTTGTTCAGATTCTAAAGAATCATCAAAAGTTCAAGGAATTGAAATTGCAAATCCAGGAAGTGGATATACAAAATCTCCAATGGTAGCAATATTTGGTGGTAAAGGATCAGGAGCAAAAGCAACAGCAACAATAGCGGATGGTGTGCTTGGGACAATAACCATATCCAATGGAGGATCAGGATACATATCAGCACCAACAGTTAATATTATTGGTTCAGCATCTACAGAAGCATCAGCAGTAGCAACAATAACTGATGGGGTAGTTACTGCAATAAGATTTACAAATGCTGGAGTTGGGTATACAGAAATCCCCCAAATAACAATATCAGATCCATACTTGGTTGGAGTTGGGACATATAGATTCAATGAAGTTGTTATTGGATCTTCAAGCAGTACTAGCGCTTATGTAGAATCTTGGAACTCATTAACCAATGTTCTAGAGTTGAAGAATATTGATGGTGAGTTTGTATCTGGAGAAACTATTGTAGGACAAAAATCTGGAGCATCGTATAAAGTTAGAATAATAAACATTCAAGATACTGATGATGCCTATGCTCAAAATATAGATATTGAGACAGAAGCAGATAGTATTTTAGATTTTACAGAAAAAAATCCATTTGGAACGCCTTAAATAGTTAAATACTTAATAGTAATTGGAAAAATAAATGTTTGAATATTTTTATAACGAAATAATAAGAAAAACTGTAATTGGTTTTGGAACTCTTTTTAATAGTATTGAAATTAGAAGAAAAGATTCTTCTAACAATATTTTTTCTATAGTAGAAGTTCCTATTGCATATGGTCCAACTCAAAAGTTTTTAGCTAGACTTGAACAATCCCCAGATCTCAATAAACCAACCCAGATTACTCTACCTAGACTATCTTTTGAGATGGTAGGTTTAAGTTATGATCCTACAAGGAAAGTCACTCCAATACAAACTTTTGTTTCGACAACAAAAGAAAATTCTAGCGATGTAAGAGTAACTTACATGCCAGTTCCATATAATGTATCATTTGAATTGTCTATAATGACAAAAAGTAATGATGATATGCTCCAAATTGTTGAGCAGATAATACCTTATTTTCAACCTTCATATACTATAAGTATAGACTTGATTGAATTGATTGGCGAAAAAAGAGATATTCCAATTACTTTGGACAAT